GCCGAAGCCACCGCCCCACCAGCTGTCTCCGCAGTCGCGCCGGCAGGGGCGGACGGTGAACTGGCAGATATCGAAGCGCTGGCCGGACAGGTGGTAGAGGACCTCGGTGGCGGCCTGCAGGGCGACGCCGGACACGGCGGCCGAGCCGGAGGCGCTCAGGTCACAGCACCAGATCGGATCCCAGGGTGAGCAGGGACCCTGCGTCGGTGTCGGCGTCGTCATCCCAACTCACCTCCCTGCCTGATGCAGTACGGGCCGGCCGCCCCCGTGGGTATCGACCGGCCCGCGTCAACCCGATCTTACGGGTAGTCGGCGATGATGCAGTTCGCCGTGGGCGGCGCCACCGTGGTCAGGATCTCGCCCTGATGGTCGCCGGCCACGAGTGGCACGCTATTGAGCCATGCGGCGCCGGCCGTCCACAACGGGGAGGCGTCGAGCGTGTTGGCCACGATCTGCAGCATGGTCGGATCGGCGCCGATGGTGTAGTCGCCCTTTTTGCCGTCGGTGAGGTGCGGCCAGAACCAGTAGTTGTAGAGAGTCTGGCCGGCCGCGTTGCACGAGATGCCGTCGCCGATGCCCCAGACCTCGAGCGACCAGTGCGCCTGCGTGGCGTTGGCCCAGGTGCCGTGGGCGAAGCCCGCGCCGGTCGGAGCGAAAGACCCGGTCAGCAGCCGCGCCCCGATGGTATTGACGATCAGGCCCGGGTTCCAGGCGCAGAAGTCGATCGTCAGCTCGTCATTGGTGAACTGGTCCGGGATCTTGAAGTTGGTGCAGAGTGCCCCGTTGGCCTTGCGGGTGATCTTCCGGTCGCCGGTGTCGTACTGCGGGCTCGCCTGGACCTGCGTCCAAGCGTCCATGACGATCTGGGCCGACCCGGTTCCAGTGACCGGCACGCCGCACGAGTTCAGCTTGATCACACGCAGGATCTGGCCCTGGACCGGGCTGCTGCAGAGAAGGGCGGTCGGCATGATGATCTCCTAGAACGCCGAGAGTGGCTGGCCGGTGGTGTACCCGCCGACCGAGATCGGGACGGCGTAGAAGCAGCAGCAGGCAAAGGCCAGCACGTAGGTCCGCTCGACGATCGTCTGCACCGTGTTGTTGGTCCGGTTGAGTTCCTCCCGGAATGCGAAGGTCTCGGGCGCGCTGCGGTAGGCGAAGATGGGCGCGGTCGCGTAGACCCAGGCCACGTTCGGAATGGATGTGCCATCCGGTCCGGTGCCCGCGTAGCCAGCCCCGATGGCGACCAGATTGCCTTCCCTGGTCTTGATCTGCGATCCGAAGACCTCGGCGCTGTAATTCGCCAGCAGGGCATTACCCAGGATCATCGGGACGTGGATCACGAACTGGCCGTTGTAGCACCGCGACATCGCGGCTTCGAGCCGCCCGATGCCCTCGACGATGTCCAGCACGACCGAGCCGCTGACCGGAGTGGCCGCACACTGCAGCGTCACGCCAAGGCTGTCCACCACGGGTGTGCTGGCCGCGAGATGCGGAGAGACCTGATAGATGGTTGACCCGACGCCGGCGACCGCACCGGTCCAGAACGCCTGCTCGACCTGGAACGACTCGTTACGCGTGAGCGCGTCGACGGCGCGGGACTGCTGCTCGGGCTGGCTGTAGCCCACCGGTGAGCAGTTGACCTCGGCGACCACGTTGAACGGCAGCGCGCCGTAGGTCGCCACAGTGACGTTGGGCGTCTTGAGCGGGGCGCCCGTGCCACTCACGCAGTACGGATCGAACGTCGTGCCGGCCAGGCCACAGAGATCCTGGAAGGTGACGCCGTTACGCCAGTGCGCGTCGGGCTCGTCGAACCGCGGTTGCACGACGGACATGAGCCCGAAGTTGCGGTCGACGAACGTGGCAGGTGAGACCAGGTTGCGTGGTCCGGCCATCTGGTCTCACCTCCCTCCGTTGTAGTTCATGTGCTGTAACTACGACCCTGGAACTACCGCCCTGTATTACGGGCAGCAGCTGGTCAGGGTCGCCGCGCCGGTCATGCCGGACGGGCAGATGGCGTTCGTGTACTCGCGCACCTCGTGGCCGAACCGGGCGATGAGGTGGCACTCCTCCATCCAGGCGGCGGTGAAGTCGTTGCGCGCGTTGAGCGTGGAGTCGCGCACCACGCCCAGGTCCAGGGTCATGCCGTTGCCCCGGGCCACCGTACCGGCCGGGTACATCAGGTTGCGCATGACAGTCGGGTAGGACGTGATCGGGGTGAGCGCGCCGGGCTGGCCGGCCGCTCGGACCTGGTAGTCCTGGACCCATTGGGAGCGGATCCGGCGTACGTCGAACCACGACGCGATGTCGGCATCGGTGACCCGGAAGGCCTCGTTGGGTGAGATGCCCATGCGCTTTGCCAGGTCGGCCCGGATCGCGCCGAGGCCCCACTGTGGGTATACCGACTCGATGACGTCCGTGTCGCACATGCCGAACTTGGACCGGATGTCGAAGCCGGCCAGCTCGGCGGTATCGAGCAGCGTCGCCGTGGCCGCGTTGGCTGCCGTTGTGGAACATCCCGTGATCTGAGTGGAGAGCGCCGAGATCGTGGAGATGTACCGCGCGTTGCTGGCGTGGTAGTGGGCGGCCATGAGCAGGCGCAGGAAGTTGCGCGTCGACTCGGGCCACGCGTTGTCAGCCAGGTTGCCGGCGGTGAGACAGATCCCGTAGCACTCCAGTCGCACGTTGCTCATGGTCGAGCAGGGCACCCGGATGCAGGGCTTGGTGGGCGAACCGGTGACGGCCAGGATGTCGTCGCCCTCAGTCCAGAGCCACGGCACGGTGGCGTTGCTGAACGCCGTGTACCAGGGCAGCGCCGGAGAGAACGTGTCGGCGAGCGAGGGGCTCACCGGGAACTGGATGCCGCCGCGCTCCACGCCGAACGTCGGCAGGTCGATCATGCCGCTTTCGCAGGCGATGTTAAAGAAGTCGTAGCGGATCTGGCTCGGAGCGCACCAGCCGCCTGCGGCAACGAGTGTCTCCATCTTGCCCGCCGACGCCATGCCGGTGACGCGCTCGCGGTACTCGTCGACCGCCTGCTGGCTGGACTTGTCCGAGAAGACGTCGTTGCCCCAGTCGTTGGCGATCGACGCGACCTGGATGCCGCCGAACGGGTCGCCGTTGCGGCGGGCCTTGTACCGGCCGCCCTGGTCGGCCATGTTGCGGGCCTGGCGCTCGAAGAGTTTGCCCAGGGTGTCGATGTCGCCGATCTTGCCGCCGGTCTCGAACTGACCGGGCAGGCCGACCGAGGCGGTCATGGCGAGTTCCTGCGAGGGAGCGACCTGGACCGGCGCGGCGGACCGGATGCCCGACAGCGTCGGGTTCAGGCGCGGCGCGCCTGAGTTGAGGCCACCCAGCTCGCGCGGGGCGGTCCGCGTGCCGCTGGTCGGGCGCCCGGACGCGGTGACCAGCTGCGGAGCGGCCGGCTGAGCGTCGACGACCTCGCCTTCGAGCACCTCGGCGTTGGGGTCGACCGGGGCGTCGACCTCTTCGGGCTGCGGCGGGCGGGCCCGGTTGCGCAGCTCCTCGAACTTGGCCGCGGTCTCGGCCGCCTCGGTCTCGATCTCGACGCGACGCGCGCCGATCGCTTCGAGGGCGTCGGTCAGAGTGCTGGCACGCTCGAACTGGTCGACCTGCGGGCCACCCTCAGCCGAATAGATCGCGTCGAACTCGGAGCCGGCCTGGGTCTCGAGCTCGGACAGCTGCTCGACGGTCAGCGTGGAGAGGTCTGCGGGAAGTGTGAACGGGGCACCATCGCCGGCGCCCGGGTTGGCCTTGGCCATGGATGCCTCCGGGAAAGAGGGGTGGATCTAGGGAATCCCGGCGGCATCCAGGCAAAGCTACTTGCGCGTCATCGTAGACGCCCGTGATCGTAATGCGCTAGCGACTCACTGCGAGGTCGGGCCGCTGGCCGGCGGTGGCGGGGGCGGTGGGGGCGGCGGCGGGGCCACGCTTCCACATGCACACATGTCAGGTCACCTCCCCGCACGCTGGCGAAGCTGCTCGAATGCGGACGCGGTGAGCGTCGCACGGTCCCGGCCGATCGCCCGGGCCAGCCGCTCCAGCGCGGGGCGCAGGTTCGGGCCAGGTGGCGGAGCCTGGAAGTGGATCGGCACGGACGAGGCCACCATGGCGTCCTCGCGGATGCGCACCGAGGCTGTCTGGGCGCGTGGGAAGCCTTCGACTGGGACGAGAAGCGCGCCTTTGAGCTTCCCGTCCTGCCAGTCGCCGGATAGGGCGCAGGCCATCATGCGCTCCACGGTGTCCGGAGTGATGCCGTGCAGGAGTGCGCCGGCCACCCACGTGCCGTTGCGGTTCTCTCCGACGCGGACGCGGGCGGCGATGCTGCAGGAGTTCTCGTAGTGCGCCGCGGCCCAGGACGGGTCGGCGCGGCGCGAGTCCATCGGGCTGGCGTGGCCGCAGTCGAAGGTGACGTTCCCGGCGTTGATCCGGTACACCTGGCCGTCGGCGCCGGCCACGATGCAGCCCTTGTTTTGAAATTCGGAATAGTCGATGCCGCTGGGCACGTAGACCGCGCGACCCTGGGACCGGAAACCGCGGTGCGACACGTTGCCCGGGGCGAGGTAGCCATAGATGCGGCCGGCCGCGGTGATGTTCAGCGCGCCGATTGGTGGGGCCTCGGCCGGCTCCTCGAACCAACTCTCCGGCCACACCTCGGGGATGGTGATGGTCCAGGACGCCGCGGCCGCGGTGATGACGGTCGGGCCGCCCCGCCAGTTCGGGTCGATCGTGCCGCACTGCGACGGCTCGCTGGTGCTGGCGCTGGCCACGACGACTTCCTCTGGCATCTGTCCGGGCGTGCCGGGGTTGGTCTGCAGTGGTACGGGAATGGGTGACTCGCCGAGCTCGAAGGTGGCCTCGACGAAGGCCGGCTCGGCGACGACCGTGGCTGACCGGATGCGCGCATGATGGAAGATCAGCTTGATGGGCCCGCACATCTCCTCCATGTCCATCATGGGCATGGGCGGCGCGGGGGCCATGTTCTGCTCATCGGTCGGCAGCAGGTTCGGGTCGTCGTCGAGCGGCGTAACCGCGGCGGCCGGCGACGCCATCGGAACTGCGATGTCCGGCAGGAGCGTCGGCGGGTAGACGTACTCGATATCTGTGTCCATCGTGTCGTCCGCCATGATCGAGACGCCGCGCACGAAGTTGGCCACGCGCATCCGGATCAACTCGCGACCGTACTCGCCCACGTTGTCGATCGCGCCGGTCCAGCGGATCAGCGCGCCGTCACGCCAGATGGCGTCAATGCGGCCGGTGACGCAGGCGCCCTCATGGCCCTCGTCTTCCTTCTCCTGCCATTTGAAGCTGATCGGCAGGGGCGCCCAGTCCAGGCTGCCCGGAGCGAACTCGCGCTGCGGATCGTCGCCGCTGGGAATGCCCTCGGGCGCGAGCACGCCGTAGCAGGGCACCTCGGCCATCCCCGCATACGGGTCAGGCTCGATCGTCGCGTAGACCTCGGCCTCGGGCTGCATGAGCGAGATCATACGCGCGCGGTCTAGCTGAGCGGACCATCCCAGACTTCACGATTGGTACCCGCGGCCGCCGACACGACCGCGGGCCCAGGCGTCGTCTCGGCCGGTACGGGGAGTCCAGCCGGCGCCGCCTCGATCATGAATCCTAGCCCGAAGTCCGTGACCTCACCGCCGAAGGCCAGCCGCAGGCGGTCGAACCGTACCGGGCCCGTGCGTGTCGCCCAGTAACCGTCGGCCAGTGCGAACTGGTCATCCAGATATGCCAACGTGACGTGCGGGATGTACGGCGCGTGGAGATCCTCGGGCAGATCGACGAGTTCGGACACGTCGGCCAGCACGGTCTCGTAGAACTCGGCCAACTCGGCGCCGGAGCAGAGCATCACGGCACACGGCTCGAGGCCGGTCGGGTTGAACAGCGCCGGAGCGAAGGCCTCGGCGCCGATGGCGTCCCAGCCAGCCGCGAACGTCTCGGCCCAGCCCAGCAGGCGC